CGAACGCCGCAAACGACGCCAGCGCCAGCGCCAGAAGTCACAGATGCCGAGCCGCCGACCGCAGTCGAAAGCTGGAAGTCGCCAGCGCGCGAGATAACGTCAGTCGCAACAGGAGGCGCAGAGCTGGAGAACGTTGGGTTGGTCGTCGCTGCTCCGCCGCCAGTTGGGATCGAAACGATGGTCACAGTGCCGACCTTACGGTCGATGGCCTGGACATAGAGGTACTGGCCCGTCACGGTGCGCTCAACGCCAGCCGTCGAGAAGATTTGGACTTGCATCCCGAGGTTGAAGTAAACCGCGTTCGCCGTGGTCGCGAGGGTGATGGTGCCAGCCGAATAGCCGCCGGTCGCGACCGAACCGCGCACGCCCGTACCGTCGCCGAAAAGCTGGAACTCCAAGTCCGCCATCTCGTTCTTCGAGATTCCGTCCGTCTCCTGGTTCCAGAGGTCCACGAGAGCGCCAGCCGAACGAACGGCAGCCTTCATCGTTTCGCCGTCCATACGGAGAATGCCGTAGTGGCGGGTACGGTAGACCTGGAAGCGGTTGTAGCTACCGCCACCGCCGCGAAGACCGTACTGGGCGATGCCCTGGGCAACACCAAACACCGAAGACGAGCCCTGCGGACGCTCGTTCTGGAGAGCCACAACGCGGAAGTCGCCGTCAAAGTTCGTCGTCTTTTTAACGAGCGAAAGGAACGGGAAGTCCTTGTACATTGCCTGGGGGATCGCTCCGTCAGGGTACTTGGTCTTGAGGATAGCTTGAACTGCGCCGTACGTTGGATTTGAGTATGCCATTTGAGATTACCTTCTTTCAGTTAGATGCGGAGGGCTGACGAGCCTTTTTCGCTGCGGCGAGAAGAACCTCTCTCTGTTCTTCAGCAGAGAGCTGCCCAAAAGGCTTGCCAGACGTCCGCGTCTCGCTGGAAGCCTTCGTGCTGAGTGACTTCGCCACTGGCTTTTTTGCCGTTGTTGGCTCTGCCGCCCCACCACCAAGACGCGCGACACGCGCCTTGTACTTTTCCTCAAGGTATTTGATTACCTTGGAGTCTTCTGGAGGAACCCCGTGCTGACGCTCGTGCGTCTGAGCCACGCTGATTGCCTCGCGCCACAGCGCGTCACGGTCATCGTAAAACATTGAGTAAAGCGTCGGGAACTTCGACTTATCGACTTGCGACAAGAACTCCGTTCGAGCTTGCTGCATCTGGGCGCGTTGCGTTTGCGTCTCCTGCTGACGCAGGGACTCTTCGCGCTCTTTCTTGAGGAACTGAATCTCTTGCTTCAGCTCGTCAAACCCATCGGCGAACCGGGAGTCTTCCCCGTTCCCCTCGCGGATGCCCGCGTCGATGAGGTCTTGGAAGCTGAACCCGTATTCCTGAAACGTCTTTGCTGGAGCGCGACGAAGCTTCTTAAAAAGCTCGTTGACCATCTGCTGCTTCGACTGCTCGATAGCCTGTCCGGCTTTCTCAAGCTGAGCCTCAAGAGCTGCGACGCGGTGTTCCGCCTTGCGGACCTTTCGCTCTGCGCTTGCACGCACGGCGAAAATCTCATCGACAACGTCCGCCTGGGCGGGCGCGTCTTCGTCGTTGCCTTCTGCCCCGGCTTCGGCTTCGGCTTCGGCACTGTCGTCGCCGTCATCGGAGCCTTCCGCAGAAGATGGCTCGCCAGGGCTCGCAGAGGCCGTCTCCGCGACTTCCGGCGAAGCGTCGCCCCCGTCGTCGCCGTCAGGTGGCGCAGACTCTTTAAGGGCGGTGTCAGCGGCAGCAATAAGCTTGCTAGTCAGTTCATCCATTTGCGGTTTCCTCCGGTGGTGCAGCAGGAGGAGCCTCCTGCGGTGCTTCTTGCGGCGGCGGCTGCTGGGCGGCGGCGGCTTGCGCCTGCTGCTCCTGCTGCTCTGCCTGAGCTGCGGTCAACAGCTGCTCAATCTTGGTCAAGTACTCGTCGAGAACCTGGACTTTTTCGTCAGGGATTCCGTCGATGCGAGCCTTGAGGTAGTGCTTGCGGGTTCGGTCGTAGGCCAGCGGCAGGTTCATGCGGCGGTCAGGGTCCGGGTAGTCCTTGCCTCGCAGAATCAGCGAGACGGTCTTATCAACCATGTCGATGTCCGCAGTCTCAAGGTCGCGCTCTTCCTCTACGTCCGGGAGGCTGAGCATCCGCGCGACGACGCCACGGTCGGTGATAATCTTGCGGTCTACTAGCTCTAGCACCTCAGCAAAGAGTGCCGCTTTTGTCTGAGAGAGTGCGGAGATTGGCTCGCATCGGAGGGCGTATTCTTTGCGGTCCATCTGGATGTCAGACCAGTTGATACGCTCAAGCGACCCTTGGCCTGGAGCCAGAATCTCCACTTGCTGCCCAGCTTCAGCTGCCTCTTCGCACGCATCGACGATGAGCCAGCCGATGTCCACGTGGAACTGCTGCACGGACTCATGGGCTACGCGGAACCGCGCATCTTCCATGTCGTCATAAACGGTGAGGGCTCGACCCGAAGCTTGGCGCAAGCCAGCTGGGAGCGTGGACTGCGCGGCCATCTCTGAAATACCGAGGTACTTCAGCATGTTGGTCGCAATCGTATCCTTGTACGCGTACGTGTCCGGGTGAACCGGCTGCGGGTTAAACGTCCTCGGCTCAGCGCCGGAGTACTCGATGAACGTCCCAATATCGTTGTCGATGTGCGTCTTGCCGAGGGTGCCGGCCTGAACCATGATGTGGCTTCCGCCCATCAGGTTATGCGCCATCTGGATCTTCTCGCTGAGCCGGTCGTACTCGTCTTGAGCCGACGCAAGCTCCAGGGCCATAGAAGGCCCGAACACGCCCGAGAGCGTCGCGTTCAGCTTGAGGAAGGCGAGGCCCGCGTTCTTGTTGCGCGTCCATGGCAACGCCTGGAGCGTGCCCGAATGCGTGCCGCCGTTCACGGAGACAACCCGGAGGCCATCGTCCGCGTCTGGGCCTGAAGCAAGGTGCGTGGCCTCGTAGACGAGAATCTGGTCCGAGTGACGGGTAACGTTCAGGTAGACCGAATCGTCGTCCTGTGGACGTGGAGCAGCAAGGATAGACGCCCGACGCTCTTCGAGGGTGCCGTAGAGTGACTCGTCGTCGCTGTCTTCCTCGCGGCAGAACATCTCCAGGACAACGGAGCGGTCCATGTAGCAACGATGATAGAAGCACCGTGGCGTGCCGTAGCGAGACTCGACTTCGCTGATGAGCAAGTCGAAGATAGGAATGCGCTCGATGACCGGCTGGCCGTCTTGAACGTAGACCTTTACCGCCGCCGTGCCGAAGACGAGCACGTCTAGGATAAGCTGCGGATAAATCTTGGCGTAGCTGTTGGCAGTGAACGTTCCAGCCAGGAACTTGTCGAGCTGCTGGGCGCGGAAGCGACGAAGGAAGTCTGCGCCGACAGTCTGCGCGCTTGGGAGCGGCATCTGCCGGCACAGCTTCGCTTGCATCGTGTGGATAGCGTTGCGTGCGACGTTGAAATTGACGCGCTCATCCCAGATATTCTTAACCGGCATCCCGAACATCTTCAGGTCGGTGCCGTATACCTGGGCGGCTCGCTGCCACATTTGGCGGCGGTACGATGACTCGTTTCGGATGTCATTGACCGCACCGATGACTGCGCCTCCGGGGTTCTCATCTTGCTGATAGAGAAGCCACCACGCTTCAGTCGTATCGGAAATACTGGCCATATGCGCCAAGTATCCATAACCACCGCCTTACTTCAAGAGCGGAAGCGTAGATACTTGGATTCGCGTTCATTTTTCTTGCGTATCTTCTTTTCCAATGGATTCCATATTTCTTTCTCTTCTTTGCTCAGCCCTTGGTATCCGTCCTCGAACTCGTTCTGCTGCGGACTTTCTTCCAGCTCGTGCCACCTTGTCAAAGCCATGCAGATCGCCGGGGCATAGTCGGCGTGGCGACCATCGCCAGACTTGGCGAGGTCGATACTGATGCCCGATTGCGTGTACCGACGAATGACCCGTTGAAGGTCTTGGCGAACGAACGAGTCAGGAGGAAGCTCCACGTCGCCGATCTCGAACATCGTGCGCAGCGTCAGGTAGCGTTTGGTGCGCTCCGTCGAGGTCCATGCGTGAGGCACGAGCACGAGCCCGACTTGGTTAGCCAAGTCACGCAGCGCGTCACCCATGTACTGGTCGCTATCCAGTATCGTGACCCTATATGCTTTGAGTATGTGTGCAATCTCTTGTAGCACGAGTGCAGGACGCAAGGGATTTACTGGGCTTCCGGTCCACTGGCGAGCCAAGCAGATGACCTTCTTCTTCCTGCCTGAGCCCGTAGCCACGACGAGTGTGAAGCTGTTTCCTCTGGTTGCCGGGTCGATGGCTGCGGTGTACGTCACTCCTGGCTGAGGTGCGGAAGCAATCGGGGCTTCCCTCGTGGCACCTTCGATCATGCTTGTCGTGAAGAGAGCCTCTTCAGGGTCGGCGAACTCTGCCTCAATGTCGGTGCGATAGATTCGAGGGTCGCGCTTGGCAATCTCCAGCTTCTCTGGCGTCCAGATGATGGGAGCCATGTCGTAGGCTGGAGCTTTGACGACGACGCAGTCTCGACTTGGACGCCCCCATCGTTCTTTGACAAGGTCGTAGAGGAACCCCATCGGAGCCCACGGCGACGAGATGTAGACGAGCTGCGCTCCTGGCAGGATGCGGAGCAAGACGGCGTCGCGCAGGTCGTTGACAGAGACGGCTGCATCGTCGGAGCCCCATCGAGCGACCTCGTCGAGGATAACGCCGGCAGACCAGCGGGCCACGAGGGACGTACCAGCCTTGCTGGACGCGACGACTTTAATCTCTACGGGGCGTCCTGATGGGTGCCGCATCATCAGGGTGTCGGCTGTCGGGGTCTCAAGGACGAGCTTTGACAGGAGCGGAGACGCCATTGTACGGCCTACGATGTGGCCGTAGACCACGTCTGCGAGGTCTTTCGAGAGAGACACGATGGAGATACGCGGAATCTCTCCAGGGCCTAGCCTTGATAGGTCCGCACGCTGCGACCAATGGACCGCAAGCGCCGCAGCAGATAGGCTCTTCGCGGTACGGATGCCCGATACAATCGCGAACTCAGACGGCTTCGTCGCTTCTGGAACCACGCCACCGAACGCGCGGAGTACGACTGGGTCATCTGCAAGGTCGCCAAGAGGACGACCATCGGCAACGCGAGCAATTGCTCGTTGAAGCGGGCTAGCAGTGGTGAGAGCAAAACCAAGAGGAGAGGTGAGCAAACCCTCGAAGTGAACAAGGCTTTTCTCCTCTAGGTTCTGCTTAACCCTGGCTTCGAACGCGCTTAGAATGTCAGCTGACGGGGAGTTTACGCGGGCGTCCACGACGGCGGATGATGGCTTCTTCAACGGCAGGCTCCTCGACAGGTGGTGCGGCTTTCGTCACGACTACGGGCAGGCTGAGCATTTCGACGACGTTATCTACCGGGACGAGGACGCCCCCGGATCGGACGAATCCTTCGTGGTAGTAGAGGTCGGCGTGCTTTGGCCGGTAGAAGGTAGTGGTGATTCGACTCTCTTCGGATGGGTCGGAGACACCACGAAGGAACACGGCACGTTGCAGTTGGAGCATTTGTGAGCCTTTGGCCTGATGACTGGGAATAGAGCTTCGATGAACTCGATGCTCATGGACTGGGTGTGCTTGTAGTCTGGCGAGACGAACTTGATGTCTTTGGCGAACGAATGGATTGACCATCCGGTCATGGCTGCGACAGGTTCTGCGTACCGTCGCCAGCCGTCGCAGTAGGCTTTGGCGGTGGTGACGAAGTTCCCGCCGGGGATGCGGCGCTTGATGGAGTCACTCATGGGGCGGGGCCTTGGTGCGGCATGATAGGCAGGCAACGAATCGGTAGTTGATTTCGTTTTCGAATCTGCGTGCGAACTCACCGCACGAGCATTGAACGAGCCAGCGTCTGGACGAAGCGGAGCCCATGTCTTCGAGGAGCTTCAGGAGGGTCCACTCGTAGTGCTTGTAACCTGGGTACTTGCGGCTGACCGTCTTGAACCGCCTTGGGATTTGGGTCACGGCTACCTACACTCCTTGAGGATACGTCGGTATCGGTCTCGGAAGTCCAAGAGGGCGCTATATGTTACGGGATCGAGTCGCAGGAGACCTCGTTTGTGAAAGGCGATCACCTGCAATAGCGCCTTGGCCTCTTTGTCCGTCACATCGATTTCTTCGGTGTCGTCGGTGGTCTTGTAACGAGCGAGCATGTTGCGACACACCCGCTCACAGTCGCGGAAGCTCTTGTTCATGGTTTATCCTTCAGCGCGTTCATCGCGTGCTGCGTAGATGCGCAGCAGAAAGCTGTTGAGCTTACCGTGGCATGGGATGCAGGTA